GTGGAATCGCTATTATAAAAAACACCGCCCACCTTCTTCTTCACTAAATCCATCTCTTCTGGGAGTCGATCTTGGCGACTAAAGTTACATCTTTTACAAGCTGCGACTAGGTTATCTGGGTCGTCTGATCCGCCTCTGGCTACTGGGATAACATGGTCGCAAGTATTTGCCTCGCTACCGCACCAGAAGCAGATCCAGCCATCTCTATTAAGTATCCGTAGACGAAGCTTCTTCCACTGTGTCGAGTTGCTCTTACGCTGTGAGTGTAGAGTCATTAGTAATAGTTCCTCTCTTGATGGAATGCCCACGCTTTACAGTTACTACCATAACGATTCGTAATGTATTTAAGAGTAGCGTCTATCTGTCTAAATGGATCGAGATCTCTGTAATGCTTGGATCTCATCTGGCCTAGACCGAAGTGCGAACCGTTCTTCGCTAAATAGTTCCAGCGAGATTCCTTAGTAATAATTCTGTTAAAGCACTGAAACTCTTTATAGTCCAAGATTCGACTATGTGCGTAGAGCTTTAGATGATCTATCGAATAGTTCTTAGCTGTTGCTTCTGGAATGCTTATTGTTAATAGCAGAGCTGAAATAGCATAGAGCTTGGCCGATAGCTGTATTCGCCTTAGCGAGCTATCCGCCACAGCGGCTCGCTTTAAGCGATAACAGCGTACCGAGACTGTCAAGTTTAACAATGTAACGAGCGTGTTCTTGGGCGTTGCGCACACCCTGTGCATAACTTCTGTGGATAACTTCATGGCTTACCGCCCCAGCCATTACCCTTAAACACGACTCCACCTAACGAGTAAACCCGCTTCATAGGTACAGTGCAATTAGGACAGTAAGGATCTCTGGCCAGTGTGTCCTCGATGGGACGCTGGACTTCTAGCTCTTTACTGCACACTTCGCATCGATACTCATACGTCGCCATTAGCTTCTCCAATTAGTGCCACCGTCATAGTCGAGCAGACGCAGCACTGGATCGTCTTTACATTCTCTGGAAGGTTATCTGTAATTACACGAATGAGCTGATCGGTATCTTTCTTGCAGACTCGGCACTTATAGCGCAGCTTGTCCATAATTACTCCCTTTAAGATTCTCGATCGGCTGTAGATTCTGTTGCGTTACCCACCATGTCGGCTGCTTGGCGTGTCTGTATCGTGGACGCTTGGCCATCGCTACTGGAATCCAGCCCGCTAGTCTGTAATTCGGGCTAGTGCCTACGACTAGAACAGCTACATCGCTCTGGCGATCATTCTCGTAGATTATGAGCTGTCCGGAATCGTAACGCGTCCACTTCACTTCTATAAAGCTTCCGACATCTGCCGTCTTCTTAAACTGTGAAGATCTTGGATCGAAGTTCGTAAAGCCTAAATAGCGAGCGACTAAGATCTCGGCGACTATTGACTCGGCCACTTGCGCGACGTAATCATGGAAGCCGAGTTCTCTGTCGTATCTGCTGGAAGCGTCTGCTTGACCTTGGATCTGGGCGATTCGTTCTAGAGCTACTGTGTGAGCTAAGACCTTATCTTCGATCGTCGGTTTAATCTTCATCTACAGTCACCGCAGAGCCAGATAAGCTTCTCTCGGCCTTGTCCCTTGGTATAACCGAACTTATCTAGCTTCTTTAACTTCTCGCAGCTGTCGCACTGTTCGATCTTATACTCGGCAATTACTTCGCCATTCTGTAGAAGCTTGGCTGTCATAGATTGCGGATAAAGAATCTCCATGTAATCGCTCATCTTTAGACCTGTGGCTTCCACTTGCCATCGCTGGCTAAGACGTACCAGAGCGGCGAACACTGTGTCGCCTTGGTCTTTTCGACGCAGAACCAGCCGCCCCAAGCTTTACCAGTCTTAGCTTCGCCAGTCTTAAAGATTCGATGTCCATGGCTGCACTGTGGAGCTTCTGGGATTAGTTCGCCGCCCAGCTGCTTAGCGATCTCGTCCATCGATGATCCAAGGCTGGGAATGCCGCTCTGCTCGGCTTCTTCTGCCGTCTTATAGCTTGGCACTTCGCCGAACTTCTGTGTCCATGGATCGTAATCGTCGGCCGTTGAGTTAGCTACCTTCGCGCTAATCGTCTCGACTTTCTCCATGTCCTGACGTGTAGGACGCTTATCTGCTCCCAGTAGAAGACCGATCGCTCGACCGATAGCAGACGTAACAGTGTCCTCGACGAAGAACTTCTTCATGTTGACGTTATAAGTCGCGACGTTACCGAATGCGTAGTCTGTAGCTGACGGATTGATGTCTTCGTATTCGCGAAAGATCATCGCTTGGATAAGGACGTAACCCTTCTCGGCGTTAAAGTCCACGATGTTCGTCTGGACTCTAGCTGTCGGGTGAGTAGCCCATAGTCGGGCAATTCTGGCGGCTACGTCTTCGTAATTGTCTAAGAAGCTCATTAGCGCACGTCCTTAGCTGCGTGACGAGATACAGCTCGACCGCGCTTAAAGCCTTCGCGCTGGCCTTCTCGATAACCGACTGAGTAGCTCATCGCTGCCCATAAGATCCCAGCTATAGCCATAAGGACGAATAGTCCTAGTTCACTTGATGTCATTACTTGCTCCCGATACTGGGAGCGACGTTCGCGCTCCCTATGTAAAGAGTGAAGCAAGAACGCGGATAGGTCAAGATTCCCGCGTAGATGTCGGCGTGTCGATTGGTGTTTTTGGCTTGGACTTTAATCCATTACCCGCGAGAACTCCGCCTAGTGATCCAGTTAAGAAGATCGCGAGAGTCTTTAGAAGATCAATAAAGGCCGCGTCGTTAGGAGCTTGATTACCGATCGGCTGTGTAACGAAGATAAGCGCGTAAGTAATGCCAAGAGTTACGATTAAGAAGACAGCGGCTAACGTAGAGCCGATTATAAGAATGAGAGTCGCGTGGACGTCTTCTGGACTACGGCGTCGCGATGGGCTGTGGAGCTTCTTCTCCAAGGACGTCGCTAGTGCATGTTCCAGTAGGGATACACTGCGGCTCTTGACATTCTGGCTTTTGCCAGTTCTCGTATTCTTGGCATTCATAGCGAATCCAGCCCTGATAACCACAAGCGGAAAGCCCGACCGAAAGGACTAAGGCCAGACTTCCCGCGAGTAGTACCCGAGTCACTTCCCCTGTAACCCGAACGCTGAATCTTTAGGGTTAAGCCATCGCAGAACGACAGGTAGAACAGCGGCTAAGCCAGCCATTCCGATCGCTTTAGGATCTTGTACGCCAGCCATGTAAACCGCAATAGCCGCAGCTAAGAAGCTACGCGCCCAGCTTGCGAGTAACGCTTTTAAGTTTTCCATCTTTCTTCTCCTTGATCTTCGGCTTCGCTGCCGACTGAGTAGGTACTTCGACGACTGGATAATCGCCAGCATAAGCCACGAACTTAGGACGTCCGAAGCCTACGATCTCTTTACCGCTCCCGAATGCCCGCTCTTTAATCATGACCATTCCGCCGTTACGCTGATCGCCAGTTCCCGAAGTATTACCTTCGATAGTAATAACAGTCTTCGACTTAACGCCTACGACGATTCCGATGTGTGAGATACGATCGACGCCATCGTGAGGAAAGTCCATGAATGCAAGATCGCCGATCTTAGGCTCTAGCTCTACCCAGCGACTTACTTCTTTAAGCTTATGCGCTCCCGCCGCTGTAGAGACCATCGATGGAAGCTTTACGCCCGCTTCATTAAAGCACCAATTCACAAATGATCCGCACCAAGGTAAACCATCGGCCTTAGTGAACTTTCCGTACTTCGTAAGGTTATCGCCTTCTTCGACTGTGCCGACTTCGACCAGTGCTACTTCGACGACTGCCGCAGCTGTTCCGACTGGGTACTTCATTCGGCCGCTACGATCGGTGTGGATTGTTCCGCTTCGTCACGCTTCAAATAAGACTGATAAAAAGGATTAGACTCATCTTCTATAAAAGAAAAACGACGACCATCTTCTTCGTACCAAATTACATTTTGACCCATAACATTTTCTACATTGTATTCTTTTTTCATTATAACTCCGCTGTAAATGCAACAAAAGCAGAAGCGTTGTTGCTTTCTGCCATACCCGCAGAACCACTAGTTCCAGATGCTTCTGATGAGTTAAAAATGAATGCGCCAGTAGTGGATGGTCTAAATAATGTAAAACTATTAAAAGAATCAAAACCATTGTTGCTGCTAATTCCGTAAAAGTTAGTTCCTGAAGTCGCATCTAAGGTAGGTGCAATTCTCATAGCAACAGGGAAATACACGACTAAATAAACACTAGAAGCGGTATAATAAGTTCCCAAGCCTAAAAATCCATTAACACCAGAAGCAAATCGGTAGTAATACCTCTGGCAAGCGGCTAATTCTCCTTGGATTGTTGCGGCATAGGTGCGGAACGGTAGTGCCACGCTTCCCACATCAATCTGAACACCTGTCACTTCGAAGTAATCTGCTGCGCCAGCAGTACCTACAGGAGTGTAATAAAGCGTTGGGGCGATTTCTGTCGTTGCAGCAGGTATTGCTCCTGTAATTGTAAATCGTTGCCAAGTTGTTGTAAGAGTGACGTTATCAACGACAGATGCCGCTGCACCTGTATAGCCCGTCATAATCAAATTTTGGTCAGTACCTGTTCCTGTATAAATTGCAGCGGCTAGACCAGTACCTGAAAAGTTAGCACCTTTACGAGCATAAAAAGATAAAGTAACTGTTTTACCAGCGTATGGAATTGAGTCCATTGTCTCAAAACTGTTTGCTAAATAAATGGCATTAGTGGACGTGTTACTTGCTGTTCGTTGCACTCTTGCACAGTATTGAATATTTGGTAGATTTGTAGTGTCGCTTGTTGTTTGACGAGTAACCGCACCTGAACCACCTGAGACTCCAGGATTAACGAACCATCTATCAGCGGTTGCTTGGCTTGCAGTTAATCCAGTAAATGAAGTACCACGTTGCCAAATTTGAAATGCTGAATTCAGAATTGGATTGGAAATTGGATTTCCAGCCGTATAGCGCAAGCCTGTCGAAGTGGAACTATCTGCTACGAGCGTTTCGCCGTTTGCGCCTACTGCGAGACGAGCTGGCACGTCGCTACCTGTTGCGGAAATTAAATCGCCTTTAGCGTCTACGATCGTGTTCTGGATCGCGTTAGCATCGTCTGAAGTTACCCAAGTGAAATCCATGTTTGTATTAGAAGCCTTAGATAGAACTTGGCCAGTAGTGCCACCAAGTAGATCGCCCATCGACGTATCGATAGCGTTACCCAGCGTACGGATCGCAGCCGCGCCGTCTTTAACTAGGTCGGTGTCGTCTGGCTCTTCCCAGCCGAACAGCGGACTCGTTGCCATGTTTGCTCCTTTATGCGACTACTGTCGCTTCGTTCCAGTCAAGTGTAGAGGATAGAGTGTTCCAAGTTTCGGCGACATTCACTAACTCCCAGCGAAGAGCTTGCAAGCTGAAAGCCACTGGGCTAAGAGTAAGAATCAAGTCGAGACGATTAACTCCCGCCGAAAATGTCCAGCCTTCGACGAAGCCCTGAAAGCGTCCGAGAAGAATGTTCGGCGGAAGATCGACTATGTCTAACGGTAATCCCATGAAGACGTTAAGAAGCGCGTCGCGATCTGTGTCGTCGATGTTGCTGTTTCCCAGCGTGAAAGCGATCGAATCGAACTGTGTCTGTGGGAATGCTCGAAGACCTAGATAGAAGTCTGCTTGGAACTCTGCGTCCACACTGTTCTCTAAAGATGTCGCGACCGCGTGGGCTTGCTGGCCATAGAGACCGATCGATTGAGTATCGCTGGCCGAAGCTTCCTGTCCGTTCTTATACTGGATCGTTACTTTATTGCGAACGTCTGCGATTCGCTTAATAGTAGAAATCGACGATGTTAAAGCTTGCTGGGCTGAAATCTCTGTGTAGCCATTAGCTGCTAAGTATTGCGATCGATGGGTACTGTCTGCGTAACCGATACGACCAGAAGCGTCTTCATAGATGTAGCCAAGTCCGGAAGTGGCTAGAAGATTTATTAAAGTGTAGACGTCTGTCGTCGAAGCTGATCGAGCTGTGAGTTCGTAATCCCCAGGGCGATCGATCTCTCCTAGTCCTACGTTCTCGGCTGTTGCCCATGTCGTAGTCGGATCATAAGCCGCCCACGTTACAGCTGGCGCGACTTCGTTCCAGTTATTAAGTAGAAGATCTTCTAGCACTGCGTAAATCTGATCGCCGTCGAAGTCTTTAGCTAAGACGCCTTCTGTAAGGCTAACTGGAAGCTTTGATAAAGCTCCGAGAGCTGTTACGCGGATAATCTGATTCGACTGTGATCCGCTGCTATTGACGACCGAGACTTCGATGTCTGTAACGTCGCCGCCGAAGAGATTAACGTAAGCCCCTGTCGAATCTTTAACCTTGATTAAGACGTTATCGTTAACGTCGATCTGGATAGGAGATTCGTCTAGATTAAGAATCTGAACAGAACAGTAACCAGCTCTAGGCTGCGAATAGATGTCTCTTCGGCCAGAAGTAATCGTAAGATTAGCCAGCGTTAGATTCGTGTAGTTTCCGCCGCCGTTGATCGTTACCTGCCACTCGGGAGTCCAGAGGCTCATTACACGTTAACCAAGCTCGTATAACCACCACCGCCGCGAGCTGCGGAGCGATTGAGAACGTCGACCACTGCGCGAGCTGCACCTTCTGGATCTCCGACGATTCCCATGTTTATCGTAATTCTTTCGGCTGTTGACTTTCCGCCAGTAGCTTCTTCTCTAGCTGCCTTGGCGTCTTCTCTAGCTTTACGAAGTCTTTCGGTCTCTGCCTTTAACTCTTCACGACGTAGGATCGCCGCTTGCATAGCTGGCGAATAGTCGCCGATCGGCGCGCCTGTAAAGGTAGGAGAATCGGGATTCGGAGCGAAGATCGATGTAGGCGTCCCAGTCTGGAATCCACCGCCGCCGCTAATTTGGCCACCGCTGCCATCTTCTCCGCCGAAGAATAGTCCTTGACTTTCGCCGCCAGAAGTGAAAGAAGCATTACTAGCTCCGCCAGTCAAGAACTTACTTATCGGATTATTCTTAATGAAATCTATAAGTTTCTTTACAGCGTTAAAAGTAGAAGTCAAGAATCCCACGAAGTTAGAGAACGCTGTAACAAGTCCACCGATAATCGTTCCGATTCCCTGTAGAGCTACCTTAAACGCGCCGCCAAGGATCGGAGCTAGATAGTCCTTAATAAAGTTCCAGATTCCCTTTAGAAGATTAAAGAACGGCGTAAGTTCTTCGGAGTTATCGGAGACCGCTCTCTTAATAGTTCCGAACGCAGAAGCTAGTCCTTCGAGAATAGGTTTTACGATCGAAGTAATCGCTGGGATTATGTCGGACGCTAAGAACTTCCACCATGAAGTCAAGATCGGAAGTAGGTCGTCGCGAATGACCTTAAAGATAGCCGTAAACGCTGGCCCCAGCGTTACGGATAATCCAGAAGCGAACTTCTGAATAGCTGGGATTCCTTTATCGACGAAGCTGGAGATTAACGGAGTGATCGCGTCTAGGACATAAGAGCCGACTGTCTCCTTAGCCTCGTCGAATGCAACAGTAAGACGCGCCATCTTTCCTTGGAAAGTGTCGGCTTGCTTAGAAGCTTGATTCTCGAAAGTCTTAGCCAGAGAAGCCGTAATCTCTTCCATCGACATAGTTTTAAGCTGCGCCGAAGTAAGTCCGATTCCAAGCTTTCCGAGCGCGGCTGTGTTACCTTCGGCGGCCTTGGCCATGGCGTTAGTGACTGCTTCGAGTGACTTACCACTTCCAGCGGCGACATCGATCGCGACAGCTTGTAGATCTTGTGCTTTCGTAATGTCTTTCGTCGCGCGCAGAAGTCGGTCTAGCGATGGACGTAATTCGTCGTCTGTTAATCCTGTAAGAAGTGAGGTCTTAGTGATCTGTTCTTCTACAGCTTTAATCTGTGAATCTGTGGCTTTAGTAACATTCTGTAAAGATGTCGCGAGCTTCTTCTGAGCTGCTTCGTCTGCGATCGCTGACTTAACGCCATCGACCAGAAGCTTTCCAGCATAGGCGGCAGCTGCAACAGTGGCAGCGGCGAACGCTGCGGCGGCTACCTTGCCGAACTTACCGATCTTAGATGAGAAGCCTTCGACTTCATTCTGCGCGCCCTTGACGCCCTTTTTTAATTCGTCGAAGTCGGCGTCGAAAGTTATCTTTACTTTTGGAATGCCAGCCATTAGTCGAGACCCGCTTTCTTAATTACGCCCTGAATAAGATCGATGTATTCTTTCGCGACGATTGGCGTGTAATAGTCAACAGCTGGAGCGATCCAGTAGCCGCGCTTATTACGCGGAGCCTTAAAGCGATCCGTATAAGCTCGACCGATTGAGTCCGTACCACGACCGCCGCCGTATTCTGTTCCCCACAGTAACGCGCCCGCTGGAGCTGCACCTTGTCGGACTTTATTACCTTTACCGCTCTTAGAAGCTTCTCCGCCGTATTTACGACCGACCTTCTTAGGGCCGCCGATGTCTACGCGAATAAGTCGATCTCGTTTAGCGACGATCGTCTGAGCTACGAGCTTCGTCTGTGGAGCTGGCGCACTCTGGGAGAACATCATAAGCTGACCCGCTAAACGCTTCGACAGTGGAAGAGCTGCGTCGCGGATCTCGTTCTGTGTTTCCTTATCTAGAAGATTAAGCGTCTGGATCAAGTTTTTAAGCGCGGCTGGCTCGACCTCTATCGAGTAGACGCCCTTCTTACCTGCCATTCTGCCTCTCCAAGATCTCTATAGCCGTAAGTAAATCTTCTTCCGTCTTCCACTCGCTCATCGGAATCCGAGTCGCTATAGCGACCTCGATTAAGATCCGATTTAAGCTTCCGACGCTCCAGCTTTTGGGACTGACTGCTTCGTGTTAATTGACTCCACAGTCTCGACCCAGACTTCGTAAGGCTTGACAGGATTCCCGCCAGCTTCTCGCTTCATGGCGTGATAAGCCAAGAAGTTAAGACCTTCGAGTCCTAGCTTAGATTCTGCTTCGTTTACTGTTGTCTGGAACTTTCGTTCCCACTTTACCCACTCGGGATTAGCCGCGACGTATGTCGCGACCTCTCCCGAGATGTAAGTAACTTCTAGCTCTGTTTTCATAGTTGCTCCCGATTCTTATTCTTAGCTAAATGTCTCTGTAGGTGTTCCTACGACTGTAAAGCTCATGCTAACAGTCTGCGCGCTTGGAGATGTTCCGCCCACGCTTGGAAAGATTGGAAGAACATTAAACGCGAAGACTGCGCCTGTAACAGCTGTCATAGATACAGCTAGAACAGTGTTAGGAGCTGTCTCTGCCGCAGACCATAGAGCTTCGCAGAGTGAATCTGTTGCGCCCCAGTCTGCAAGCATTTCGACGTCGAAAGTCCACTGCTTATCGACTGACTTATACGCTGGAGCGTAAAGTGTGTCGTAGCGGTCGATAGTGACGTCTGCGCTTAGTGTCGCGCTTGTCGCTTGCTCGTTATAGTTTTTGGTCGCGATCGTAACCGAAAGATCGCGCCCTGTAATTACGGTCGTGGCCATGGTCTATCTCCTAGTTTGTTTGAGTGTAGTAAGTGGACAGCTGAATCTCGCAAGCGAGAATCTCTGACGCGCCTATGTTTAACGGAATCGGATTCGATACGTCTCCGACTTCATACCCTGACGGTATAGCCGCCAGAATGCTAATTACAAGCTTCTCGATGTTATCGAGCGCGCTCTGATTATCGTAGATCGCTACGCCTACAGTCATAACTAAATTAACCTTTAGCTTGACGTTACCTTTACCTAAGAAGCTCGGCTGTAGATAAGGTGTGTTCGGAACGATCGCAGCGAATGGAACGATGGGCGACTCTGGAACGGAATCGTAAGTGTTAGCCGCTACTCCTTGGATCGCTGTCTTTAATGGAGTTCGGACGCTAGTTAAGATCGAACTGGCTGTCATTATCCGACCATCGTGTCGACGTCGATGTAATTACCTAAGAGGCCTACGACGCGATTTAACAAGCTGCGCCCCATGCGATAAGGACTCGAAGCGAAGTCGAGACCTTCGATCTGACCGCCCGCAGCTGTGCGAGATTGGAAGACTTCGATAGATACGGCGTAAATTGCTGACTCGATCGAAGAGTTACCGACGTAGAGAGTCGCAGCTGAATAACCGCTAAGAGTTGCTATTCCGTTTGGAATAATCTGGCGACGAGTTACGTCTGCGCTCGTAAGAGCTGCGGAGAACGAACTGTCTGTAACTTCTGTAAGAGTGTGAGTGGCTGTGAATGGAGCTGGAAGACCAGTTACGACGATGGACTGTCCTACGACGAAAGTGTGAACGCGTCGAGTAACAAAAGTAGCGACGTTAGCTTCTAGCTTGTATTCGACTATAGCCGTCGAGTTCTGAATAAGCAGAGGGAGAATCGCCTGTTCTGCCGTATCTATGATGTCGTTTAGATAATTGTCATCGTAGAGAGAAGAGCTAACGCCAAGGACGGATCGCAGCTGTGACGCTGTAATAATTGCTGGCATTAGCTCTTCCCTTCTACTGCTCGCCTAGCTCGGGAGCGAACTAGGCGATGATTGGTGGCGGATTATTGCTTGTTGTTCTTAAATGCGCCCGCTGCGATCTTGGTCGCAAGTGCGCCGTAACCGTAGTAGCCGACTGTAATCTGGCCAGAAGCGATTACGTCCGCGCGTAGGCGGAAAGTAGGCCCTTCGTACCATGTGTAAGCGTCTGGGTTAACGACGAGAAGAGTTCCATCGCCATCGCCCGCGTTAGTTGGATCTACGAATAGATCTAGTCCTGCGACGTTACCGACTAGAGAATCTGGACGAACTACGCCGCCCGCGTTCATTGGCTGAGAAGCGTTATAGATTGGACGTCCTGAATCGTTAAGAGTCATTAGGTTAGCCCACTGACCAGTCGAAGCGATTAAAGACTTAGCGAATGGACGTGGAAGTCCTGCTGTTGCTGAGTAAACAGAAGCAGCTCCGCGAGAGATAATTCCAAGTAGCTCGGCAGCTGTTGGATAAGTAGTAGTAGTAGTTCCGTCCGCTGTAGCTCCTGAGATTAGAAGACCGTTAACGTAAGCATTTTCGGCCTTAGCCTTAGCTGCTGCCATGTTACGGATTAGCTCATCGAAGAACGCTGGAGAAGTACGATCCAGAAGCTCGACTGAGAAAGTCTGCTGTCCCGCGAACTTCTTTACGTCTACAGTGATGAAAGCTGCGTTCTGATCTGTGTCGCTCATTGGTGAAGCGTCTTCGGCTAGAACTGCCACTGTAGGAGCTTGCGTGATCTTAGGGATCTCGAAAGTCATGCCCGCGTCTGGAAGAGTTCCGCGAGAGATCGCGTCGATAGATGGACGGATAGTAGTAGATAGTCCGTTGACTACTTCTGCCATCTGGCGAGTAGGTACTAGACCTGCGTTATCTGTTGTGTTATCCGCTGCGAGAACGTACTGGCGAGCTTGATCGTCGCCCATCGCTGCGCGAATTGTGTTCTCGACATACTTAGCAGCTGTGAACTCTAAGCGTGGCTTGGTGAATGATCCGCCTACGATTGGCTTCGCTGCGGCTGTTGTTGACTGAGCAGCTTCGACCGTCTCGACGGTTTCCGCGTTTGTGACGGTGTTGTCCACTTCGTCTCCTTCTGTTGTTGGTGTTACTTCCTC